GGGGCCGATCAGCACATTGCCCGGTGCCGGATTCGGATTTACCCGCGGCGCACCGTAACGAGCGACGTTCGCCGCCGTTCGGGCCGCGTACGCGCGCGCCGCCGGGCTGATCGCACGCGCCACCGGGGGCGCCGGCATCGCGACAGCCATCACCTAGCCGCCCGCAGCCTCGCGCGCACGCGCGCGGTCGCGCGCGAGAACCTGTCGCCGCGCAACGGCAAACCCACGTACGCCGCCTTCGGCTCGAGACCCGGCTGCTCCGAGGAGTCCGCGGTCTCCAGCGAGCGCTGCGAGCTTCTGCGCGCCGCGCTCGTCGGCGGCGTCCGCGCCGTGTTGCCGGTATCCGGCCTGTTCGGCGGCATGCTGCTCGGCACCGCCGAGCGCTCGTTCGAGTTCATCGCCGCCGCCGGCTGCGGCGGGTTCGGTGAGGCGTTATAGCCGCTCGCACGGCCCTGCGGCTGGACCGGCCGACCGTTATAGCCGGACGGTCGCCCGGCCGGCAGCGCCGGCTGCGCGTTGTAGCCGCGCGCGCGCGGCTGGCTGCGGTTCGAGCCCTTGTTGGTCGAGCGCGCCGGGCGCTCCAGCGCCCGCGCGGCCGCCATTGCTCGCAGCGCCTGGGTCGCCATCAGCGCTGCCCCGCAGCCGCGGGCCGCAGATCCGCATAGTCGACCTCGAGCAGCTCGTCCCTCGCGTCGCGGGTCTTGACCTCGACCCTGGTCGGGAAGCCGTCCTGGTCGCGCTCGAGCGTGCGGCCGACGACGACGTAGCGCGGCGCGAACTCGCCCGAGACGATGTTCGCGAACAGGCCCGTCAGCGCGTCGCTGTCGTCGCGCGGGCGCTTGACCTCGCCGTCCGGCGACACGTATGGCGCGGACGGCAGCGGCCCGGCCTCACCGGTCGAGCCGGCCTGGCTCGCAACCTGCTGCTCCTGCTCTTCGGCAGCCTCGGAGGCTGCCTTCTTGCCCACAGGCATGCCTGCTCCTTTACTGGTGGCTTCATTGAGGTGGTGGCTGGCCCGGTGTCGGGACCGTGAACGGGACGTTCGGCGGTTCGGGTGGGCCGCCGTTCGGCTCGGGCGCTGGCGGTCCGGTCTGGATCGGCGGCGGCGGCGCCCCCGGCGGCGCCGGCTGGAACTGCGAGCCGCCGCCCGGCGCCGCCGACAGGATCATCATCCGGTGCTGCACGACATGCGACTCGATCCGCTGCTGCACCGGGATCGCCAACTGCTGGTAGGCCGCGCTCTTCTGCATCGACGTGTGAACCTGGATGTGGACCTGATGGTTGTCGAAGCTGTTGACGTTCAGCGGCATGCCGCGCTCGAGCGCGATGTTCTCGCGATTCGCCTGCGCCTCGTCCTCGGTGACGTCGTCGAAGAAGCGGTCGAGGCCGCCGGCCTCCATGTCTCTGAGGGCTTCCTTGATCTGGCTCGAGGACACCGGGAAGCTCATCGGGTTCTGCGACAGCAGCGTGATCATCTGCATGATCGCGGCCTGCTTCGCCGCCTTCGCCTGCGGGAACATCGAGCCGGCCTGAACCTGGACGAGCGTGTTCTCCTTGAGCGCGGCGCCGCGGAAGTTCAACTGGTTCCAGGCGTCGTCCGCGCCCGCGATCATGATCGTGCGCTGGTCGGTCCAGTATTGGCCGACCAACCTCAGGATCCTGGTGCCGGCGATCCCGAGCTTCTCCTCGAGATCGTAGATCCGGGGGCCAAGCCTGGTGTTGTCGGCCTCTAGCAGCAGGTTGATCGCCGATGCTGCCGTGACGCCCGCGGGCACTTGAGCATTGGTGACCTCATGCTGCCCCGATATCGCTTCGATCGACGCCTCGATGCGGTCCTGCTGAGCGAGAATGTACTCCGGCAGCATCGGTGGCTGCAGGTAGGTTGGGACCGCGTTCGGCGTCGAATCGTCATAGTCGATCCTCTCTCCCGGCACGCCGGAATAGTTCACGTTCGCCTGCCTGGAGACCATCAGCGCCGGGTTGCCGACCTTCGCCCCGTTCTCGCCGATCTGCGTCTTGACCTTGTTGAGCTCGGTCTGCGGACCCCGCAATTGCTCGACCAGGCAGGTCGGCCAGAACCGTCCCGGCACCGGCACGCCCTTGAACATCACGTACGGCAGACAGTCGTAATGGTTGATGTCCTCGAACAGCATCCGCCCGCGCGCCCACACCGCCCTGCGCCCCTGCGGCCAGATCGAGTTGGGCTTGCACCAGTACTCGCGGATCTTCACGCCCCGGTAGCCGGATGCGCCCGCCGTCTGGTAGCCCGGGTACATGCGCGACTCGAACGGGCCTGACGCGACATCCGTATCCGGGTCGATCCGCACGCCGAACTGCTGGTAGACGTACTCCGAGCTTTTGACGGTCTCCTGGATCAGCCATTCGGCGTCCTCCAGCTCCCTTGCCAGCGGGTCCGGGTAGACCTCGAACGGGTTGACGACCTCGACGCAGACCTCGCCGGTCGCGAGACTCCTTGAGTAGAGGCCGTTCGGGATCTCGCCCATGTCCTGGGCGCGGATCGGCCGCCGCGTCTGGTCGTGGATGATCGGCGCGCCGGAGCCGTCGACGACGACGTCGATCTTCTGGCCGCGGGTGCGGTCCCAGGTGATCTTCCAGAACCCCGACGCGCAGCATTCGGCCCACAAGAGCACCTCGTACAGGCGGTCCGTCATGTACAGCGTGCGCCACAGGTAGTCGAGGATCTTCTCGCCCGTCTTCGCGGCCTGCAGATCGCCGTCCTCGCTCGACAGCGGCACGACCTGGAAGCCCGGCTTCTGCTGCGTCATCTTCGCGATCCGGGTCTGCACAACCCCCTGGATGCGGTTGTCGGTCAGCGTCATCCGCCACGGCTCGAGGCGGGGGCGGTCGATCCGGCCCTTGTTCCAGAACACCCACTGGTAGCCCGAGTAGTAGCTGATGTTGAGGCTCCAGATGCCCTCGTAGCGCGTGCGCTGGCCCCGCGACTGCGACAGCAGCTTGTCGAGGTCGCCGACGGTCTTGTCCTGCAGCACCCCGACCGGGTTGCGAGTGCGGTCACGGGTTGACATTCAGCTCCTCCGTATCGCCCATGCCGACGTTGTAGAAATCCGGCACCTCCTGGCCGACGAACCCGAGCTCGGCGAGATCCCTGGGCTGTTCGGGCGGCTCATAGGCGATCTGCGGCACCGGCACGAACTGCGGGTGCTGGATGCGATTGAGGAGTTCGCGACGCTCGTCGTCCATGCGCGCGAAATGCCGGCTCGCGTCCGCGAGCATTTCCGAGCGCTCGCGATGATGGTCGGCCGCGGCCAGCCGCATCTCGGCCTGGTGCGAGATCTGGAGGCGGTAGATCGCCAGCACCAGCAGCACGATCACGGCCAGCGCGCCGGCGGCGATATAGGTCATGCCGCGTCCAGATCCGGCTTCAGCGCCAGCTTGACCGGCGTCGAGCGTGCCGCCAGCGCCTCCTCGAGCCGCTTCGCGTAGGTCCTGGCAGCGTTGCGCTGCTGCACGTAGCGCGCGCTCGAGGCGCGCAGCTGCTCGATCTCGACCTCGAGGTCGGTCGTGTCGCGCATGTTGACGTGCACCGCCGCCGAGCGGATGCAGTCCTCACACAGGATCAGATCGTCCATCGACTGGCCGTCCTCCGTCCAGCCGCGGTCGCTGGCGGCGTCGAAGTCGACATATCGCTTCTGCGGCTTCTGGTCGTAGCAGGCCGAGCAGTACGGCGGCATGTTCGTCGGCCTGATCTCGTTAGCGAGCCTTGTTGCCATCACACTCTTTCTATCTCTTAGGGGCTACGAAAAGATTCCGCCGTACTCGTGGCTGCGCGGAATCCGGTTCCAGTTACTGCGGCCCATCCGCTCCCTGAACGCGACCCGGTTCATCGGATCCATGTAGCGCTCCTCGGCCAGGTGCGGCGGCCTCCTCGGCCTTGCCATGCACATGTACCTAAGTGCGTCCAGCAGATGGTCGTCGCGCTTCACGACCGTCTCCTTCGCCTCGTGCTCGCTGCGTCCCTGCTTCGTCCAGTGGTAGCGGCGAAACTCGTCGATCAGGCCGGTGCAGTGCGCCTGCACATGCAGCCGCGGCCCCTCGCCCGGCTGGCCCTGCAACCGCTCCTTCACCCGATTGATCCCGGCCGGCACGTCGTTCTGCCCCAAAATAGTGACAATGCCGTGGTCACTGTATTCCAACTGGTCGCTGCGGCCGGTCTGATGCGCGGTGTTCCTGGCGCTCGGGTCGATCATGTAAGTCCGCAAGCGAACGTTGCGCCTGGCCTCCATCATCCGCACCGCCAGCGCAACCTGTGCAACCGTCGACTCCTGCATCGCCAGCTCGTCGAACACCACCAGATCATCCTCGGCCGTCAAATACGCCCACACCACCGCCGCCATGTGCCTGGTCCCAGGGTCGATGCTGCCCAATAACAGCACGTTCTCCGGAATCTGCGCGCTCGGCACGACATGGATGTGACGCTGGAACTCCGGGTACACCATGCCGGAGAACTGCACGAACTTGCCCGACTTGCGGGCCGCGCGCTCCTCCCTCGACAATCCCGCCAGCACGCGCTGCTTCGCCACATCGTTCAAGAACGGATTATCGTCCATGTCGACGATGATCACGGTCGCATCGCTCAGCTCGCCCTTCTCCCACGGCACATAGATCTCGTCATACATCCATGACATGCCGTGCAACGGCGTCATCGTGAACAGCTCGTCACCATCATGGTCGATCAGGCGAAACTGGCACTCCTGGCGAATCGCCCTGGGCGGCTCCTCGTCATAGTGAACGCGGTGCAGCGCCGCACCCCCGAACTTGTCGAGATCCTGCTCGAACGTCATGAACTGCAGCCAGCTGCCGTTCTTGAAATTCAAGATCCGCATGCTCTTGTCGTACGCCTTCTCCCACGTCCTGCCCAAAAGCTGCTCGCGCGGACACCACTCGCGCAGCTTCTCGAACACCACGCCCTCCATCGTAGAGGTGAAATCCGGCGTTACGATCCGGGCTCTGAACGGAGGCTGCCAGCGCTTATAGGCACTTAGATGGTCGGGGACGATCTCCCCATCCACGCACTGGATCAGATCGTCGAGGATCCCCGCCGTCGTCTTCCCCGAGCGGTTGCCGCCCAGGAACGCCTTCACCGGCTCCCTGGACTCGTGAAAC